ATGCGTATCACATCCCTGCGCGCGGTCGCAGTCGCGTTTGTGCTCGCGAGTTCCACTGTCACAATCAGCGGCACGACCGCCGCCGCGGCGAATTCGAACACCATTTCCGGAATCACCGACGGCCTCGCGCGTGCCCTGGCGGGTGAACTCACCGACCACACGGTCCGCGACACCCTGACGAAGCTGGCCCCGGTCACCCCGGTCGACGTCCGCGCCCTGGATGTCCGTGGCCGGCTCGGCGCGGTCATCGACAAAGCCAACGCCGACCTGCTCGCCGCGAAAGGCCTGCCCGCGGGCGCCGCACGGCTGTCCGAGGTACGGCTGGGCTCCCCCACCATGGTCAACGCGCTCCGCCAGGGCGTCACCCCCCTCGTCGCCGCGACCCCCAACGACGACAACGCCAAGACGTTCGTGGCGTACGCACCGGGCGGCAAGGCAGAGACCCTGCCCACAGCCACCGTCCCACGGCAGCCGGTGTTGTTCGTCGACGTCGACGTGAAGACCGCGACCCGGCTCGGACTGGCCGTGATCGACCGGGAAACAGCCAGGCACCGGAAAGCCGCCCCGGCCTTGACCGCGCAAGGCGGCTACTGGGCGACCCAGCTCACCAGCATCCGCTTCAAAGACGTGGAAGAACCGTGGTTCAAGGGCGCGGCCGAGATCTTCGCCGTGGTCGGCGGCTTCGACCTCAACGGCGACGCCCGCACCGACATCGTCGACATGCCCTACCTCGACGACGAGAACACCACCTACTACCCGAACCAACTGGTCATCCACTGGAACCGCTACAAGTACAACGCGGCCGACATAGTGTTCATGGAAGACGACGGCGACACCAACTATCTGCAACTGGCCCAGGCGCTCATCGCCGCCCTCGCCTACCTCACCGACACCGGCGCCTACCAACCCCTGGTCAACGCGATCCTGCAAGCCATGCCCGGCAGCTGGTGGACCGACGACCCCGACTTCGTCGACGCCTGCTACACTCTGACCCAGCAGGCCAACGACACCCGCACCTGCGCCGGCGCCAACGGCACGGTGAGCGTCCGGCCCTTCTGGGTCAGCGAGCTCTGAACCACCCCCCGTTTTGGGAGGTCACGGCCACATCCGGTACCCTCTTCGACGGAGGATTCGCATAGTGGCCTAGTGCGCACGATTGGAAATCGTGAGATCGCCAGCGCTGTTCTAGCCTCTCAAATCCGCAGGTCGTAGACAATAACGACTTACGAAATCGTATGGTGTTCCGCAGGGCATCCCCGCCGGGGTAGACCAGAATTGGTCTACCCCGGCGGGTGTTTGTGTCCGGGCTCCTCTTCGGTGGCTGGACGCGTGAGCTCGGCGCCGGACAGTTCGCGCCTGATCAATTCCGGGTCTCCCGTATGGGCGGCTAGTTCGGCGAAGCGTAGGTCTATCTCGTCGCATAACTCGCGCACGGTGTAGTGGGAAAGTTCTTGGCGTGCCTCGGGTTGCGTGAGCACCCCGGCGGCCACGAGGACTGTCACGAGGGGGACGTCCAGCGCGTTGGCGGCAGCTCGGGCGTTCGCAATGGACGGTTGAACGCCTTTACCGATCCAGTCAGAGATGCGGCTAGCGGGCACACCAGACCTTTGGTGCAAATCCGTAGGCCGCCACCCCCGGTCGGCGAGCTGCCCGGAAAGCCATCTCGACCAGGGGTTTTCACTCACATGTCGCATGATACTTCCATACGCGGAAGTAGGCCACTCGGGTTAACCAACTGTGGAGATTCTGCGTTCTACCTGGTACTTCCGTGTACGCAAGCGTTGAAACGCCTGTTTGATCTGCGTAGTGTCGATCACACGGCCGGGGGGCCTGTTCCGTAGACAGAAACTCTGACACAGTAGGGGGTTCCGACCTGATGTCTGCACACGTGCGCATCCGCCCGGATGCGCTCGACAAGATCGCCGAAGCCAAGGGGCTGAGATCCCGGTACGCCCTGGCCAAGCGCCTCGGCGTGTCCCAGTCCACCATCGGCCGCGTCCTCGACGGCCAATGCCTACCTGGCAACCCGTTCATCGCCGCCGCCATGCTGCACCTCGACGTGCCGTTCGACGCCGTGTTCGAAGCGACCGACGAGAAGGAAACGAGGAAAGAGGTGCTCGCGTGAGCGCCGCCGTGCGCCTCGGCACCTTCACCCCCGGATCACCCGAATGGGTCACTACCCGATCGACCAGCCTCGGCGCCTCGGACATCGCCGCGGTGCTCCGCCTGTCCCCGTGGCAGTCCGCGTTCTCTCTCTGGCACGAGAAACGAGGCGTGCTCACGCCCGAACCCGACACCGAGGTGTTGCGCCGCGGCCGACTGCTGGAACCCGTGGTCGCCGCCTGGTTCGCCGAGCAGCACCCCGAGTATAAGGTGCGCCGGACCGGCACCTGGGCCAACCGCGCCCGCCCGTGGCAGATCGCGACTCCGGACCGGCTGTTGCATGCGTTGACCGGTCGCGCTGTGTTGGAGATCAAGACCGCGACCGACCCGGGTGAGTGGGGCGAGCCGGGCACCGGCGAGATACCGATCCACTACCGGTGTCAAGTTCTCTGGCAGTTGGACACCCTCGGCCTGACCCGCGGACACGTCGCCGTCCTGACCTCGGGGTTGGAGTTCCGCGAGTACGTCGTCGAGTGGAACATCGACGAGGTCGAGCTGCTTCGCGCGGCCGGCCGCGAGTTCCTCGACACGATCGACCGCGACGAGCGCCCCGACATCGACACGCACGGCGCCACGTATCGCGCGGTTCGCCTCCTGCATCCGGACATTGCCGACGTCGAGGTCGAGATTGCGCCAGGGCTCGCCGAGCACTACCGGGCCGCGGTCGCCGCCCACAAGCAGGCCGAGCAGACCAAGCAACAGGCCACCGCCCGGGTCATGGACGCGCTCGGCACCGGCCGCCGGGCCGTTGTCGACGGCGAGTCGATCGCCATCCGGGTGCCCGGTCGCGCCGGCGGGCCGCCGTCGCTGCGCCCGTCTCCTATCCGTATGACGCCGCAGAAGGTGAGCGCCGCAGCATGAGCCAGACGGTTACCGCCGCCGTTGCCCAACGTGACAACGGGGCGCAAGCCCTGATCGCGAAGTACCGCACTGACTTCGCGCAAGTCCTCCCGAGCCATCTCCGGCCGACAACGTTTGTCCGACTCTCGCAAGGTTTGCTGAGACGTAACGTCAAGCTCGCCGAGGCGGCCGAGCGCAACCCCGCGTCGTTCCTCGCCGCGCTGTTGGAGTGCGCGCGATTAGGGCACGACCCGGGAACCGATCAGTTCGCGCTCGTGCCGTTCAACGACCGCAAGCGCAACACGGTCGAGGTGGTCGGGATCGAGCAGTATCAAGGGGTCATTGAACGGATGTACCGGGCCGGCGCGGTCCGCTCAGTCAAGGCCGAAGTCGTTCGGGCGGCTGACCCGTTTGAGTACGCGCCGGACGTGATGGACCGGCCGGGGCACAAGCCGAATTGGTTCGCCGACCGGGGTGAGCTGATCGGCGTGTACGCCTACGCCGAGTTCTTCGACGGCAGTACCTCGCGCGTGGTCATGATGAACCGCGAGACCGTCATGGCACACAAGGCCAAGTCCCGAGGCGCCACCAGCGAGGACTCACCGTGGCAAGCGTGGGAAGAATCCATGTGGCTCAAAACCGCCGTCCACGAACTGGAGAAGTGGGTACCGACCAGTTCAGAGGACCGACGGGCGGCACGGGACGGCACCGCGGACCCGGCACCGGTCGAGGTGCCCCGGGTTGCCGACGAGGTGCTCGACGCCGACCTGGTCGAGGACGACCACGCCGACCATCCGACCGCGACCCCGACAGGTGACGTCCGATGACGGCGACCGTGGTCAACGGGCTGGAGGTACTCGCCGACGAGCCGACCGAGGCACCCATGCGCAGCCGCAACGGCTCGCCGGTGTTGTGGCAGCAGACCCGAACGCTGCTGTTGGAGGACGGCAACACGGTCTATGGGTGCGTGCACTGCGACTACACCTCGGACAACGTGCACAGCATCCGGCCGCACCTGAACAAGCACCGCACCGCCAGCGCTGCAAGCGTTGCGGGTGTCGACCAGTTCGGCGAGGTGACGCTCGCCGAGGTGATGCGCCGGCTCGCCGACTTCGACGAGATCAGTATTGAGCGAGAGGCGTGGAAGGCACGGGCGACGCGGGCCGAGCGGTCGCTGTCGACCCTGCGCGCCGCGCTACGTGGGGTCGCCTCATGACCGCGAAGGCGCTCGTGCCGACCGGTGTGGTGGTCGTCTGCTGCCGCGAGCACCGATCCGCCGGCTGCTGCGAACCGGAAGGGTGTGCTCCGTGTTGCCCGGAGTGCCCGACCTGCGCCGCGGTGCAGACCCGCCCGCCGGAGCAGCGCGCCATCGAGGCCGCGGCACACCGCGCCCTGCTGGCCACTCTTGCCGCGTGGGTGCGCGACGTCCGCGTGACGTTATGGGAAAGGGAGGCGCCGCCATGGTCGAGCACGTCGACCAGCTTGCCCTAGCGTTCGCCGACCGCCACGCCGGACAATCAGCGAACCTGGCCGCAGCGACCGCGGTTCACCGGCGCTACCGCGAGGCCGCCGAGACCGTGCTCGCCGACCTGGTCGCTGACGGACGCCCGTTCACCGCCGAGGACATCCGCAACGGCATCCCCGAGGACATCGAGGCGCACTCGCCGAACGTCCTGCCGTCCGTGCTCGGTATCTGGGCCGCTCGTCGCCGGATCGTGCCGTGCGGCGAGTACCGCAGTCGCCGGCGCAGTCGACGAGCCAGCCGCAACCGGGTGTGGATCGCTCACTCCAAGTCGAGCGATAGGCCGATCGAGTAAAGTACCCGTTTCTTGCCAAACGGGCAAAAAACGCGGTCGGTTGACGCTTAGCGTTCCGGCACCCACAAGGAACACCACCACGAAACGAAGTCCATCACTGACAAGTGGCGGGCGCGGTGAAGCACGCCCGCGTTCGCCGCTTTCCAAAGGGGGTCAACGTGATCATCAACCGTCCGGCAGTGCATCAAGAGGTGTTAAGTGGCAACGGATAACACGTTGTCTCGGTCCACTGTCGACATTCGTCTGTCGATCGAAGACGCCCGACAGGCAACGGCATCCGCCGGATGTGAGGACGGGCCGTACGGCGAGCTGATGGCGACCTATGTGGAGCTCGGCGAACTGCTCGACTCCGGCCGTGCCGACGTCGAGTACGAGCAGGAGTGCCGCGCGCTGGTCGATCGGCTGATCGTGCTCGGCAAGGCGAACGAGCGGCACTGGGACCAGAAGTGGGCGGCATGGGCAGCAGAGAACACGACGTTCGGGGGTGATGTCTGGTGAGCCGGGTACGGTTCGCCGCGATCAGGTGGGCTCGCGAGGCTCCGACCCTGCTGCACCACGGGCGGGTCGACCGGCTCGGCCATCACCTACTGGTGGTGATGGCCTCCTACGCGCGCAACGACGGCACCGACATCTACGTGTCCACAGCGACCCTCGCGCGCGAGGTACACGCCACGGTGGGCGAAGTCCAGACAGCCGTGGATCGGTTGGAGCGGGCTGGTCTGCTGGCGCGGGCGGCGGCATCCAACGGCGCCTCCGGCTGGCGGTTGAACCTCACCCATGAGCATGGCCCGGACACGGTCACGCAGACGCGAGCGGAGCGTCGCCGGGCGGCCACCCGGGAGCGGGTGCGTCGGTTGCGGGAGCGGACAACGACGCGCTCCGCTAACACCACAGTAGAGCGTGACGTCACGCCCGAGTCGAGCGTTACCAACGCCGAAGTCCAGCGTTACAGCGGCACGGGTGTAACGCAGGACAGTAACGCGGTAACGCAGGACAGTAACGCTTGTAACGCACCAGGAAGCGTTACATCAGCAGGTCAGCAGGGGTACAACTCCCTTAGAACTCCCTTAACTCCCATTCCTTCCCTCACCCGCGCTTCGCTTGGTGAGGAAGACCGACGCGACTCACACCTCGACACCCCCTCGATGTCCCTCGTCTTGGCATCGTCCATCGTGGACGCCAAACGGTCCCAAGCTGGCCGGGCATCCCGGACGAACACCAGCTACACGCCTGCCTTCGAAGCGTGGTGGACGTTGTACCCACGCAAGGTCGACAAGCTCGCCGCGTCCCGCAAGTTCGCGACCGCGCTCAAGCACACCAACATCGAGACCGTCACCGACGGCGTGCGGCGTTACGCCGCCGAGGTCGACGGCCGACTGCCGGAACACATCAAGCACGCCGCCACCTGGCTACACGGCCGCTGCTGGGAAAACGGCACCCCGGACACAGCCGAGAGCGTTGTCGAGTGGGTCCGCGACGAGTGGCATGCCGGCCGGGTGAAACCGATCGAGGAACGCACCGGGCTGCACTACGACCCGCCCGACCTCCCGCTGGACGTCACCGGCCGAGACGCCGTCGAGGAATTCCACGCCAACGCCTGCCGCGACTGGATCACCGCACACCGCGACATGATCCTCGACCGCCTGACCGCTCGGAGCGCATCGTGACCGAACTCAACCCCGCCGACGAAGAGCGCTACCTCGCCAGTCTGCTGCTGCCCATCACCACCCGCACGTTGCGCGACGACGCGCTCACGACCGTCGCCCCCGAGGACTTCTGGGACACCCACATCGGTCGACTCTGGACCGAGGCCCGCGCCCTGCGTGAGCGCGACGAGCCCATCACGAAACGAACGTTGATCGCCGCCACCCGCAACCCGGCCAAGGGCAAACCGGCCGACAACCCCGCGGTCAAACGCCTACTCGACGAACTCGACGGCGTCATGCCGACCATCGGGCTGTATCCGAAGGCCGTGACCACGGTGCGACACCACGCACGGATGCGCCGCATCGTCGGGTTCGCCGACTCCGTGCGGCAACGTGCGTTCCTCGCCGAGGATTACGCCCAGGCGATCGGGATGGCCTACGAGCTGCTCAGCAAGCTCGACGAGCAGCAGACCGAGCACGCCGATGTGCAGGCGTTCGGCGACCTGCTCGACCAGTTCATCACCGAGCAGCAGGTCCCCGCCGGCAGCCGGTCGCCGGTCATCGCCACGCCGTGGCCGGAGGTCAACGAGCAGATCGCCGGCGGTCTGCACGGCGGGCGGCTCTACATCGTTGGTGCCCGGCCCGGTGAGGGAAAGTCCATCGCCGCGCACCAGCTCGCCGAGAACGCCGCCGCCACCGGCCACCCCTCGATCGTGTTCTCCGTCGAGATGGGCGCCGCCGAGGTCACCGGGCGAGTCGTGTCCGCCGGCGCGCAAGTCGAGATGCGGGACGTGTCCCGACGCGACCTCGACCCGTACTCGTGGGGCAAGGTGCACGAGTACGTCGAGCGGGCACGGCACTATGCGCTGTTCGTGGTGGACAAGTCGGACCTGTCTATCCCGTACATCCGCACGGTGTGCCGCAACCAGAAGCGCCGCACCGGCCTGGACGTGATCGTCATCGACTATCTCCAACTGCTCTCGACCGACCGCAGCCAGCCCCGCGAGCAGCAGGTCGCCGGCATCTCCCGCGCGCTCAAAGTGTTGTCCCGCGAGTTGGACGCCGCGGTGGTCGTACCGGCCCAACTCAACCGGGAAACCGTCCGGCGCGGGGGTAAACCCAACTTGGCCGACCTGCGCGAGTCCGGCGGGATCGAGGCAGACGCCGACGTGGTGATGCTGCTCGCCCGCCAGGTCATCGAGGACGGACCACGCAAGGGCGAATACAACGGCATGATCAGCATCGACATCGCCAAGAACCGACACGGCAAAACCGGCCACGTCGAACTGCCCTGGCGCGCGCACTACTCCATGATCGGCGCCGCTCCCAGCAGGCATGGTGCAGCGTGAGCCGAGACCCGCACGGTGCGACCGGTCGCCGGCATCGCCGCGCGCACGCGACCAGCAGCTCGGCGAGTCCCTCGGCCGCTCCTCGCCGGTCGGTCCGAGTGCTGCTCGCCGGACTCGCCTACCTCGCCACAGTGACGCTCGCGAACTGGACGACCTCTGTCTACGGGTTGGTGCCCGCGGGGTTCGGGCTCGTGGTCACCGCAGGCACCTACGGTGCCGGGCTCGCGCTCGCCGTGCGCGATGCCGTGCAGGATGCCGCCGGCATGCGGGTCGCCGTCGCCTTGGTGGCGCTCGGGTGCGGGCTGTCGACACTGTTCGCCGATGCCCGGATCGCCCTCGCGTCCGGCGTGGCGTTCCTGCTCGCCGAGTTACTCGACATGGCCGTCTACACCCCGATGCGCCGGCGTGGTCATCGCCGCGCCGTTGCGGTATCGGGCGCCGTGGGCGCGGTCGCCGACTCAGTCGTGTTCCTGCTCGTAACCGGATTCCCGTTTACCGCACCGAGTCTCGGCGGCCAACTGCTGGTGAAGGCCGTGTGGGTGACCGGCGCGTACCTCGTCGTGATGGAGGTGGCGCGCCGTGCTCTACCTCGCGAACGCGTCATCTCCGAGGGTGCGTGAAGTCATGCGTACCGGCGAAATCGGCCAGATCTGCACCCCCGCCGAGGGGCGCGCCCCACTCGACGGCGTGCTCTGGGGAGCGGATAACGGATGCTTTGGCAAGGGCTACCCCGGCCCGGCCGGCTGGCGTGCGTGGCTCAGCCGGCACGCCGTGCACGCCGAGCGGTGTCTGTGGGCGACCGCGCCGGACGTGCTCGGCGACGCCGCCGCGACCCTCGACCGATCCCGGCCACACCTGCCAGCAATCTGCGCACTCGGCTACCCCGCGGCGCTGGTCGCCCAGGACGGACTCGAACACCTCACCGTGCCATGGGCCGACTTCGACGTGCTGTTCCTCGGGGGCACTACAGCGTGGAAGCTGGGGCCAGCCGCCGCCCGCCTGGCTGCTGAGGCGCTCGGCCGAAGTAAGCGCGTCCACATGGGACGCGTCAACTCCCAACGCCGCTGGACCTACGCCGAACACCTCGGATGCCACACCGTCGACGGCACCCTGCTCGCGTTCGGCCCCGACACCAACCTGCCCCGCCTGCTGTCCTGGACCAGACAGAGCACCCTCTCACGGGCCGATCGATGATCCGACTTCCGGAGTGGCGCACCCGAGCCGCCTGCCGCGGCCGGCTCGAACTCGACTTCATCGACCCCCGCACGCCGACTGAGGCCGCCCAGTGCCGCGCCATCTGCACCGACTGCCCCGTGCGCGAGCAGTGCCTCGGCGACGCGCTCGCCGCTGGCGAAGCATGGGGCATCTGGGGCGGGCTCGACGTCGACGAACGCGAGCAGCTCGCCGAGCAGCACGGCCACCCGGCGCCGAGCATCCGGCCGGAGCATGGCACGAACCCGCGGTACGCGAAACACGGGTGCAGGTGTGACCTGTGCCGCGAGGCCCACACCGCCTACGAACGCGCCCGCCGCGAGCGTCGGCGCCGGACCGGCGACCTCTGGGTGCAGCCGATCGTGCTCACCGTGCCGATCCGCACCGGCCGACGGTGGACCTGCGCAGGACAGTGCCTCTTGCCCCTGTCGGGCCTGCCCAGCTGCGGGAACCCGGACCCGACAAACCACCTACTGCGCTATGACAAATAGTGGACGAAAACTTGACAAAAAGTTGTCAAGAGATGGGTGGCCCTGAAACACGAACGAGTAGTCGAACAGGTTCGCCTCCCCTCGACGAGCACAAGGTAGGACCGCCCACTGTGGGCTTGGACACCACTCACAGGTCGACGAGGAGCCCCAGGCAACTACGTCACGGTGACCAACCTCACCACCCGTGCCGTCCTCACGGTGGAGACACGGAAAATCGTACACTCTACCCAACAAACCTCTGACCAGCGACTATAGCTGCCCTCAGAGCCTCTGCGAACTCGCTACGTAATTGGGCATCACGTATGGAACCAGACTGTGAACGCAAACAGTAAAAGCGAAGTTTGAAATCAGGTCTAATTTGCACAATTGCCAAAGCAGAGATACACCAAAGTTCTATTAAGATTGCGGATCAGAATTCTACAACGTAGTCTATAAGAGTACGGAACTTGGTTCCGTACGAAGACACGAACGGCGATTGAGCACGTGGGTGCTGCTACACCCGCTCAACCGCCGCCGTGCGGGACATCTTCCTAACCGCGCATTGCCAGTGCTACCAGGCGGAACGTTCCAGCCAGTGCCCTCGCCCACTGGGCGTGGGCACTGGCCCCAAGCATCGTCGCTACGGCGTCGAGGCCGAGCGCGCCACGGTCGAGCATGACCGCGACTCCATCTCGGGTAAGCCTTGGCGGTGGTCTCGGCGACATTGGCGTCTCTCCTTCTGGGCATGCCTCGGGCCGGAGAGGTATGCCCAGTGGTGATCACGTACCGGCCCAGAGCTCCAGTAAACGTCAAAGTCCTTCACCCACGCAACTGACGCCACGATATTTTTCCTTAAGTGGTTTGCGATCCGTCCCTAGGGGTGACATTTTTTATCAAATACGACTTGATTGCCCACCTGAGAGATCAACTAGACGTCCGGTTACCTGCGACTTCCGGGCGGGGTGACACCAAACGGGTGAAGTTTGTCCGGTGAGTGTGTGCGCTGTTCCGAGCTGTAGCAACGAGACCACCGGTGACCGCCCTGTCTGTGGCGTGTGCCTCGGCCGGCTCGACGGTCGGCTCGCCGAGTTGCCCGAACTGGTGGCGGACCTCGACGACACGGTCGCCCGGCAGACCCGGACCGGCAACCGCATCGGCTCGCGCCCGGCCGAGACCGGATTGCCGTACAACCTGGGCGCGGCCGAGGTGCGCGACGACTTACGCAACGTGTTGTCGACGTGGGTGCGCGACCTGTGGGAGTCCAACGGGCCTGGACGCGAGGTCTCCACCGGTGAGGTCACGCTCGACGGCGAGCCGGTGACCGAGTGGGTGCTCGACCCGCTCAACCTGGACGACACCGTGCCCGAGATGGCGAAGTGGCTGCGCCGACACCCGTCGTGGATCGAGGACCACCCTGCCGGCGGCGAGCTGGTCGACGAGATCACCGACGCCGTCGAGCGCGTGCGCCTCGCCGTCGACCTTCCACCAGCCAGGGTGTACTGCGGCCCCTGTCCGGACTGTGGCGCCGACCTGTACGCGCTTCCCGAGCGCGCGATCGTGGGGTGTCGCGAGTGCGATGCCCGGCACGATGTCGAGGCGTTGCGCGCCGAACTGCTCGACGCCGCCCGCGACACGCTCGCCACGGCCGCGGAGATCGCCCGCGCGTTGCCGCGCCTGCTCGGCCGCGACTTGAGCGCGAACACTGTGCGGACCTGGGCGCGTACTGGCCGGATCACGCGCCGTAAGCCGGACAAGCAGGGCCGTCCGCGATACCTGGTCGGTGAGGTGATCGACGTCGCGCTCATCACCCCGACCCGAACGCGTGTCACCCGGAACTCGGCCGAAGGTGCTTAAACTGGTGATCAGCAGCGGGTGAGCTGTACCCGCAGTCCGATGACGTGTACCTGTATCCCCGATCCCGACAGTCCCGAACCCCTCCCCCTGGGTTCGGGACTGTCGTCTCTCTGGCGCATGGCGAGGTGGTCCCCTTGCCGCGCAACCTGATCACCGACGCCGACCGCGACCGCGTGCGCGAGCTGCACGCGGCAGGCAAGACCCGCAACGACATCGCCCGCGCGATCGGCCGTTCACCTTCAACGGTGACCGGGATCGCGCGCTCGCTCGGCCTGTCGTTCGACCGTTCGGCCACTGCCGCGGCCACACACGCCCGGCAGGTCGACAACCGCGCCCGTCGCACCGAGATCGTCGGCCGACTCTACGGCCGCGCCGAGCGCGTGCTTGCCCGGCTGGAAGCACCGACGTACACGTTTACCGCGACCACCGTGCACGGCATCGAAACCAAGACGCTCGACCACGTGCCCGCACCGGATGAGAAGGCGCTCGCCTCGGCGACCTCAACGCACCTCGCTGCCGCCGCGCGCCTTGAGCAGATCGACGCCGACAAGGGCAGTGAAGGCGCCAAGAGCATGCTTGGCGGGCTCGCGGTCGCGCTCGGCATCCGGGCCACGCGCGGCGATGAATGACCTACCGCTGTCGCCCAAGCAACTTGACGCGATCCGGGGCAGCACGGCGCGGGTCAACCTGTACTCGGGCGCCATCCGCAGCGGCAAGACCGTCGCGAGCCTGCTCCGGTTCTTGATCTACACCGCGTCGGCGCCGCGTGGTGGTCAGCTCGTGGTCGTCGGCCGCACCCGTGACTCGGTCGCGCGCAACGTGTTCGCTCCGCTCACCGACCCGTCGCTGTTCGGGCTACTCGCCGCCCACGTGAACTACACCGCCGGCGCGCCGACCGGGCGGGTACTCGACCGCACGGTGTACGTGCTCGGCGCCTCGGACAGCAAGGCCGAGAAGGTGTTGCGCGGGTTGACCTGCTGTGGTGCTTACGTCGACGAGCTGACCGTCGTCGCTGAAGACTTCTTCACCCAACTGTTGGGCCGCATGTCGGTTCCGGGTGCGCAACTGTTTGCCACCACCAACCCGGACAACCCTGCGCACTGGGTGAAACGGCGCTACCTCGACCGGCTCGCCCAGCTACCCGACTGGCGCTCGTTCACCTTCCGGCTCGACGACAACCCCGCGCTAACTCAGTCTTATAAGGACAGCATCCGGCGTGAGTACACCGGATTGTGGTACCGGCGATTCGTGCTCGGCGAATGGGTCGCCGCCGAGGGCGCGGTATTCTCCGGCTGGAACCCGGCTCGGCATGTCGTGTCCGCCGACGCACTGCCGACCATGACACGGGTCCTGGCCGCCGGCATCGATCACGGCATGACCAACCCGAGCGCGGCAATCCTGCTCGGCATCGGCGCCAACGGCGCGCTCTATGCGATCAACGAGTGGTGGCTCGACCCGACCCACGGCGTCGAAAGACCGACCGTCGGACAGCAATCCGCGATGATTCGCGGTTGGCTCAACACTCAGCCGACCCGGCCCGAGTTCGTCATCGTCGATCCCGCCGCGGCATCCCTGCGCGTCCAGCTCCACCACGACGGCGTGACCACCCAAGCCGCCGACAATGACGTGTCCTACGGCATCGCGCTGTTGGCCTCTCTGCTCGGTTCCGGCCGCATGTTCATCAGTGACCGGTGCCCGAACCTCATCCGAGAAATCCCCGCCTACTCATGGTCGACCCAGGCAACCGAGAAGGGCGACGACAAACCCATCAAGGTCGCTGACCACGCCTGTGACGCCTGGCGCTACAGCGTAGTCACCACGGAAAACCTCTGGCGTCCCTTGCTCGCGCTCGCCGCATGACCTACCGAAAGGGGGCGAGCATGGGCGACCAGTGGCCCCCGGCCCCGTTTGACCGCGCGTATCAGCGGATGCGGGAACACGACGCCTGGTATGTCGGCAATCCGGAACACCTGGCCACGTTCTACGGCCGCGGTCCGGTCGTGCACACCCGGCCGGCGCAGTACCGCGGCGGGCTGGTCGGTGCCGTGTCGCGGTTCTTCTGGGGCCGCCCGGTGTCCCCTCGGGGGCAGCAGCGGACCCGGTTGCATGTGCCGCTCGCGTCGGACATCGCGACCGCCTCGGCCGACCTGTTGTTCGCCGAGCCGCCGCGGATCACTGTCGAGAACAGCGCTACACAAAGCCGGCTCGACGAGATTGTCAACACCCCGGGTGTCCACAGTGCTCTTTTGGAGGCGGCCGAGGTCGCCGCCGCACTCGGTGGCGTGTATCTGCGGGTGGTCTGGGATGCCGACATTGCTCGACACGCCATGCTCGACGCCGTCGACGCTGATGCCGCGGTGCCGGAATGGCGTTGGCGCGAACTGTCCGCGGTGACGTTCTGGCAGACCCTCGACGGCACCGACGGCGCCACCGTGCTGCGCCACCTCGAACGCCACGAGCCCGGCCGCATCATGCACTCTCTGTACCTGGGCACCGACGACGAACTCGGCCGGCCGATCCCGCTCACCGAACACCCCTCGACCGCGTGGACCGCTCGCGTGGTCGACGCCGACGGCGCAATCGACACCGGTACCCGCCGGCTCACCGCGAACTACGTCCCGAACATCCGGCCGTCACGCGAATGGCGGTCGGTGCCAGCATTGAAACCGTTGGGGCGTAGCGACTTTGACGGGGTCGAGCCACTGTTCGACGCGCTCGACGAAACCTATTCGTCGTGGATGCGTGACGTACGGCTCGCCAAGGCCCGACTGTTGGTGCCCGCCGGCTACCTGCAACCGCTCGGCGGACCCGGCGCGGGCGCGGTGTTCGACGACGATCAAGAGATCTTCACCGAACTCAACATGTTGACCGGCAGGGGCGATGGGTCACCGCCGATCACCCCGAGCCAGTTCGCGATCCGGGTGCGCGAGCACCGCGAGACGGTCGAGCAGATCACCCACGACGTCCTGCGGGCGGCCGGCTACTCGCCCAGTACGTTCGGCGAACTGAACGGTGCGACCGGGATCACCGCGACCGAGGTCACCGACCGGCGCGAACTATCTGAGACCACCCGGGACAAGAAATCGCGGTACTGGCAGGCCGCGCTCGGCCCGCTCGCCGGCGCGTTGCTCGACGTCGACCGAGCGGTGTTCGGTGGCGCCGGCATCGGGCTCGACGAGACCCCGCTCGTGGACTTCGGCGACCAGGCCCAACCCGACCCCGCCGAACTCGCCCGCACCGCGCAAACGTTGCTCGCCGCCGAGGCCGCCTCGACCGACGTGCGGGTGCGCCTCGTGCACCCCGATTGGGACGACGACCAAGTCGCCGCCGAGGTCGCCGCGATCCTCGCCGAGACCGGCCGCACCGTCCCCGACCCCGCCACCTTCCGCGGACCCGACCAGGCTGGGGGCGCGAGCGATGGTATGGGAACCGGCCCCGGGCAGTGACCCGGCCGACGTCGTCGAGCAGCTCGCCCGCGACATCCTCGCCGTGTTCACCCAGGCCGAGGCGCGGCTGCTCGCCGACATCGCACGGCGTGCCCGCGCCGACCGCAACGTTCCCGAATGGGCGAGCCAGAAAGCCGCCGCCGTGCGCGAGTTGCGCCTCGCGGTCGAGCGGATGCTCACCCAACTACACGCCGAGGCAGGCCAAGCCGCGGCCGACGCCGTGCTCGCCGCGTGGCAGGCCGGCGCCACGACGGCACTCGCCCAACTCTGGGACGTCGGCGCGCTCGACGCCGACCAACTCAGACAACTACGGGACGTCATTCCCGGCATGGACGCCGCGGCACTGCTCGCCGCGGACCTCACGAGCCGGCTCGACGCGGTGTATCTGCGGGTACTTCGCTGGGGACAGGACGCCTACCAAACCGCGGTCGCCGCCGCAGCGCCGACACAACTACTCGGCACCGGCACGACCCGCTCAGCGCAACGCGCCGCGTGGGATCGCCTGGTGTCCCAAGGGGTCACGGGATTCGTGGACCGGTCCGGGCGCGCGTGGAACCTCTCGTCGTACGTCGAGATGGCCACCCGCACCGCGACCGGGCGAGCGTGGAACGAGGGACACCTCGCCCGCATGGACGCGCTCGGGGTCGACCTGGTCACCGTGTCCCGCACGTCCGACGGATGCGTGCTCTGCGCGGTGTGGCAGGGCCGCATCCTCGCCCGCACGGGCACGGCCGGTGAGCGGACGGTCGAGAACGAACTCACCGGCGAACCGATGCCCGTCGAGGTTGCCGGCACCGTCGAGGAAGCCCGCGCCGCCGGGCTCATGCACCCGAACTGTCGGCATACCTTCCTGCCCTACATCCCCGGCGTGACCCGGGCCGAGCCGGTCGAGCACGACCAGGGCGCCGAGCACGACCGCGAACACCTGCGCGAGTTGGAACGCAAAGTACGCAAGGAGAAGCGCAAGGAAGCCGGCGCACTGTCCGACGATGAACGACGCCTAGCACGCGCCAAGATCCGCGCGCTACAAGGCGAGATCCGCGACCACATCACGGCCACCGGGCTCAACCGCAAACGCTACCGCGAGCAAATCAACCTCGGCCACGGCGACCAGCACGCCGCCCGACGCCGACGCGAGGACCTCGCCGAACAGGTCGCCGAGGGCAACGCCGAACAAACCCGACTCGACGCCGTCACCGCCGAGCAACAACGCCGACGCGAGCAAGAACGGCTCGCCGCAGAGAAGGCAGAGCGGGACCGGTACACCGACGAGTTGCGCGGGCTGTCCGACGAGGACCTCGACGCCCGGCTCGCCGAGGCTGCCAACGACGAGACGCTGCTCGACCTGGTGCTCGCCGAACTGGACCGCCGGCAGGCCGAGCAAGACCAGACCGACGAGGGAGCCGACGAGGACCCGCACGCGGAGAAGTGGGCCGAGGTCGACCGGCTCGTCGCTGAGGGATCGGACTACGAGCAGGCATACGCCGAGGTGTTCGACAAGGACGTCGACCGGGTGCGCCGAGAGGCCGCGATCGCCCGGCTACGGGACGATGGATTCCAGGGGCGCGGCTTCGACGAGTTGGCCCGCGCCGCGTACGCCAAAGCGCTCGAAGTGCAATACCTCGCCGCCGAGGCCGCGACCAATGGCTACCTGCTCACGCCGACAGGACAACGCAAGGGTCTCGACCCGCGGCAACTGTGGCGCCAGAACGAGACCTACGCGCGGAAATGGGCATCCGACGAGCTGAAAGAATGGTGGGACATCAACGGTAGACTCACCTTCGACCAGTTCGCCGCCCAGCTTCTCAGCGGTGGCAACGACAAGCGGTTCCGGACGGGTGGTGAGACATGGCTTCAGTGACCGCCGAACAAGTCCGCGCCGCACGCGCCGAGGGCTACGCCGCCGGGTACGCGCTGCGTCCCTCACGGCCCAACCCTTACGCACCCCCGCACGTGCCCGTATGGCTAGACCGCCGCACCACGGCCGAGAAAGCCGCCGGCGAGCGACACGCTCGGTCTGCGCGCATCCTCGCGGGTGTGTGGCAACGCGCCCACTCTGACGGGCTCGCCGCCTACGCTCGTCACCGTGGCCTCGCCCCGCCGTCGGAACCTCCACCCGTTCAGTCCGACGATTGACGACGTGGTCGGCCCCCGCCGGCACCCCGCCCCAACATTCCCGCCCGCCACTGCGTGATCTCCTCAAGCCGGTCGGGTGACCACCCAGGCACACCGTCAAGGTTGATATCCGGTAGCGGGAACGGATGTTGCGAGCCGGCGGGGTATCGGTCGCGCCACTTGTCCACCGCGGACGGGGTAACCCCCAGCGCGGCGGCCAGCCCGGTACGCCCCAGATACCGGGCCGGCTCGCCAGTCGGAGCGGGGCTCACGCGAGCACCGCCTGACCGGCCAAGTCGCCACGGGAGTAGAACGCGCCGACCGGCGCCGGCCACGCGAACGGCTCGACCGCGACCCGGGTGACGTCCGCGACGGGCTCGGCGAACAGGTCACCCTGACCCATCACCCCCGCCGTCACAGCCAGCCGACGCAGCGCCTCGGCCTGCCGCATCGGGGTCGTGTCGAACAGTGCGGTCATGTCGTTCACGGTGGTCTCCTTCTCCTGCTCCTGGTGGCGTGCACGGTCCAGCTCGCGCCGCTCGCAACGGTCGCGGATCTCGTCGGTGCTGGTCCAGTCGATCGCAACGGTGACCCCGCGGAAGCGCGCGGCCAACATCCGGCGCGCGTTCTCCGGGGAGGACAACCGGCCGTCTCGCTTGACCATCGCGCCGCCCACGAACAGCGGGTCGCACGCCTCAACCCACCCCTCCGGGGTCTCCAGGCCGGGATGGACGACAACGCGCATGGTCCGGCCCGAGCGCGGGTCGCTGTTGGCAATGACCCGGATCATCGGCGTACCCGCAACGATCAATGCCGCCGCTTCCGGGTAGTCGTCATTGTGCTTGAGCGCCGCGGCGCGGATCTCCTCGGCGGTCACCGGGATGTTGCCTTCGTAAGCATTGCCGGTCATCTCGCGCCCCTCTCGCCAACATTGTCTCTATTGCCGACAACGTTACAGGTAGCTCCTATCGTTGTCCACCCTCTTGGACAAAGTTTTCTGGTTCCCTTTCCCCGCAACATATGGAGGTCACCCACCTTGACCACGCCCACACCCCCCAACGACCCCGCACCCACACCCGAGAGCAGCCCACCGAGCCAGCCGCCCACACCGGACACACCACCTCCACCGTCCGCCGAGAACACCGACTCGTCGGCCGATCCGGCGAACCAGCCACCGAACGCCGCGGTCGACGTCGAGGCACTGCGCGCCGAGGTCGCCGACTGGCGCACCAGGTTCGAGGGCGCACAGCAGGGCATCGTCGACAAGATCGCGACAGCGCTCGGCATCGGCACCGACGAGGCGCCGACCGTCGAACAGGTCACCGACCAGCTCACCGCGGCCCAACGCGACGCCCGCGAGCGTGCCGTCGACCTGGCCGTCTATCGGGCTGCTGGCATGGCCGGCGCGGACCCCGACGCGCTGCTCGACTCGACCGCGTTCCGCAAGCGCGTCGCCGAGCTGGACCCCGCGGCCGACGGGTTCGCCGCGAAGGTCACGGCCGCGATCACCGCCGCTGTGAAGGACAACCCGCGGCTTGCCACCAGTCCGGCCACGGCGCCGCGTAGCGGCGCAGAGATCACCGGCGGGTCGCCGTCCGGCTCGGACGACCTCGGCTCACTGCCGGTCGAGGACTACATCAAGCGCACCAGGAAGGGGCGTAGCTGACCATGCCCAACCAGTTGTTGACAGTGAACGTGATCGCCCGGGAGGCGATCGCGACCCTGTATGAGGCCACGGTCATGGCCGGGCTCGTACATCGGGACTATGAAGGCGATTTCACCGGCAACTCCGGCGACACCATCACCATTCGCAAGCCGGCCACGTTCACCGTGACCGAGTTCAACCGGGCGACCGGCATCGTGTTGCAGGACGTCAAGGAATCCTCGACGTCCCTCACGCTGAACAAAATTCCGGACATCAGCTTTGCGGTCACGTCCGAGGACTGGTCGATGCGGATCACCGACTTCTCCGAGCAGTTCCTCCAGCCGGCCATGGAAGCCATCTCGCAGTACACCGACCGGCTCGTGCTCGGCCTACGTGCCGACATCACACAGTTGGTCGAGTACAACCCGACCGCGCCCAACCCATCGGACGTGTTGGTGGATGCCGGCAAGGTACTCAACGACGCCAATGTGGACACCGCGCAGCGGCGTGCGGTCGCGGACACCACCCTGACCGCGTTGTTCCAGAAAGATCCGCTGTTCACCCAGGCACAGCAGGTCGGCGACGACGGCACCGCCCTGCGCGAAGCGTCCATCGGCCGCAAGCGCGGGTTCGACAACTACATGAGCCAGAACGTCAAAGACGGCGTGTCCCTGGCGTTCCGGCGCGAGGCATTCGCGCTCGTGACCCGCACCCTGCCGTTGCCGCGAGGGATCGGCGCCGGGCAGGGCTCGATCGTCACCTACAAAGGCTTGGGACTGCGGGTGATCTACGGCTACGACATGACCAAGAAACAGGACGTGGTCAGCATCGATTGCCTGATGGGGGTCAAGACGCTGGACCCCAAGCGCGCGGTCTTGATCAAGCGGAAGGCCGGCGCCTGATGATCGCTTACCGCAACGTGCGCACCGAGGAAGTCCACGAGCCGGAACCTGGTTCGTGGATGGCGGAACGACTGGCCGGCCTGCCGGACATCTGGGAACCCCTCATCCCCGCCGCGCCGGCACCCACAAGCCCGGCGCGGCCGGTCAAGACAGCCCGGAAGGCCGACTGGGTCGAGTACGCCATGGCACACGGTCACTCCCGCGAGGACGCCGAAAACCTCTCGCGCGATGACCTCGCCCGACTGTTCGACGACCAGGAGATGTAGCCGTGCGGGTCTACGCCACGACGGCTGATCTCGTCGAGTACGCCGGTCCGGACGTGCTCGATCAGGACAGTCCGCGACTGCTGGCCCGTGCCTCCGAACGAGTCGACTCTCTGCTACTCACCGCGGTCTACGACACCACCCCCGACGGACTGCCCGTCGAGGAACAGGTACGCGACGCGCTCACACGGGCCACCTGCGCGTTGGTGCAGTGGTGGAGCGAGACCGGCGACCCGACCGGCGCCGGCGGACGGTTCGTCGAGTCGCAGATCGGCACACTCCGGCTCAAGCGTTCCGAGTCCGACACCGAGCCTGACCTTGCCCCGGCCGCAGTCCGCATCCTGGTCACGGCGGGGCTGCTCGCCGATGCACCATACGCGCCACGAGCCTGGGTCACGTACGGCAAACCCAAGTCGTAGAGCCACTGCTACGACGTGGCACGGCCTGGTCGTTGCCCGGGGGGTGATCGACGTCGTCTGCTCCGGCTTTGTTTGCGAGCAGGGTGGATGGGGATAACGTCCTGTGTCGGGTCGATCAGGTCGGGCGAAGAACTGATCGGGTCGGCGTCCTCCTTCGAACCGACGATGAGATGTCCATCAGGCTTGAGCTCGATACGGCGATCGGACTTGCCAGCCTCACTTCGTAGCGCATTGCGCTGCTGGAGGAGCCGTCGCCCCTCCGAGATGAGGTGCTTTGCCAACAAGAGCGATGCCAACGCGATCACCGTGGTCGGCCCGAGTTCGGGGGCGAGCCTGCCTACCCACGACCAGTCCATCTACGTACCTACCCACCTATCTCTGCTTAAGCCAACAGATCAGGTGGTAGGGGTTTCAATATGACGCCACGACCGCCAGCACCTTGTCAAGCACACCCCTGTCACATATCACCTGGGGAAAACGGGTCAAGAATCCGAGTTTTCGCAGGTCAAGACCTACATGACCCAAAGTAGGTAGACTTCGCTCATTTCTGTGCCAGCCGTACTACAACCGAACAAGTGCACGACGCCGACCTCTTGCGAATTGGCTGTTATGTCGGTTTCTTGCCGGTTCATATTGGGGGTGGACCCCACGTGCACCCACCCAATTTCGTCCTGCCCCACGCGGTCGCCGTCCGGCCTTACCTCGGGCCTGGCCCGTACGGGGACGTGTTCGGCGATCCGGTTGTCGTCCGGCGCGCGTTCGTCGAGGACCGCCGTCGGCTCGTGCGCTCGCCGGACGGTGAGGAAGTCGTCAGCGAGACCACCGTGCGCACCCGTCGCAACGAGCGCATCCCACTCGGGTCGAAAGTGACGGTCTGGCAAGGAACCCCACACGAGCGCACCGCAACCGTGATCACGGTGAGCGTCTTGGACCACCCGTCGAGCTGGTCGCACCTGGAGATCACGCTCACCTGACCGAACGGGGGTGCGGCATGCCCGTGGAACCCCGCGGAAACGGCGGTATCCGGGTTGAATCCGAGTGGCGCGGCTACGCGGCCGGGGAAGCAGCTCGGCGCGGCGCGGCACAGGGGGTGGCGTTGGGTGCCGAGTACATCCGGGCCGTGTCGGTCGACCGGGCGCCCTTGGATACGGGTGCGTTGCGGGATTCGGCGACCGCGAGCCATGACCCGGACACGCTCACCGCGGCCGTGTCTTACGACACCCCGTATGCGGCCCGGCAACACGAGGAACTGACCTGGCATCACCGCGAGGGCGGCCCGAAGTACCTGGAGTCCGCGCTCGCGTCCGAGCGGGATGTGGTCGCCCGGCTGATCCAAGCCCAGATCCGCAAGGCCCTGGGCACATGAGCTACACCGCAGACCTCGCGCACGGGCTCGCCGGCTACCTGGCCGCGGCCGGCATCGGCGCCTACCGGCCGGGCGGTGTGTACCGCGAGGACGAGGTCGGCATCGTGATCGGCACAGTTCCCGCATCGCCGGGCCGCGTCGTGACGCTGAGCGTGTATCCGCTCGTCGACGATGTCGACCAGGCCGACAGCCTGCTCGGGCTTCAGGTGAGGGTCCGTAGCGGCACCCCCGACCCGCGGGAAGTTCTCGACCTGCTCGACGCCGTGTTTGAGATCCTGCAAGGCACCACTCACCTGTACTTCCACGACGTCGAGGTACACCTTTCGCAGCGCATCGCTTCTCTTCCCATGAGGCAAGACTCGAACAAAAGGTATGAGCATGCCGATATTTACCAACTGACAACACACCGACCGACATATCATCGCCGTGATAACTAAGCCGTCCTTTGCAGCTAACTCATCTCGCTAAGCACGCCCCTTGCGTCACGCTTCCATCGAACTCCAGCAGAGTCCCGAAACTCAATTGTTAAACCACAATTCAGCCACATCTTCTCAATTTCTTCCGCCCTTCTCCAAATTGCCTGTTCCGCTTCAGAGGTACGCTCAAACTCTGCACGCTCTTCTTTTAGAAGCCGAAACCGCTCTCTATATTCAGCAAGCTCACCTTGCTTCGCCTCATCAAATGCACGCTCCACGGAGGCAGCCAGATCAGAAAGATGCTCGGCCGGATTCGGATGAGCCTTCGCCGATCCGGGCGGCAACACATGCCGCTCCCACGTTAGTTTACTGGAGTCGCCGGGAGTGACATAGGTAATTTGTACGTCGTAGATGGGGCCTGAACTTGCATTTAGCGCCCATAGCCCGTCAACCCGGTTAGCAATCCACGCCGAAACGCCAAGGGCTTGACTGCGTCGGCGATCCTGCTGTCGGTCAGTTGATTCATCCTTGAGAATCGCAATTTGTTGAGCCTGATGGGCGTTTGCTCGAAATGCAGCCCTTGCCGCATAAGCAGCAACTAGCAACGCGGCTAGCGTCAGAATCGAATATGCAAATGTAGACCACGCCGACAACCTCGCGACCCAATCCGACCCAGGAGTAGACGCCGGAGAGGGTGAGGGTGGTTCGAATGTCCAAATAAGTACTGGCATAGATCGATGCTATGCCGTTTCCGTAAAGACGAAAAGTGAATTCACCCGTTCAGGTACGCAATTCAGCCGCGATCTAACAGGAGCAAGAAACAATGACACTCCGCTCTCTGCTGGCTAAAGACTGGGTCTTGGAAGTGGACACCCGCGCGCCGGGCGCGACCGCGCCGGCATGGACCCGCGTGAACGGGTTGACGTCGCTGAGCGAGTCCACCGACGACAACACCGAAGACGACGTCACCGATGATGACGGTTGGGGCAGTTCCGTTGTCACCCAACGAACCTGGTCGATCGAGGCCGAGGGCAGACGCAAGCGGACCGAGACGACCGTGTTCACCCCGGACCCCGGGCAGGAAGCGATCCGCAAGGCCGGCCGGGTGGTCGGGTTCGGCGCGAACATCCGGGTTCGCTGGTACCGGCGCGACGGCGCACCAGACGCACAGGAAGGCACGGCCACCGTCTCAGGGTTCACCAAGGGCGGGTCCCGGACCGACCTGGAACCGTTCAACTTCGCCCTGAACGGACAAGGCGCGCCGGTCGACATCCCCAACCCGGCCACCAACCCAGGCTTTGCCGACGTAGCTGCGAGCGAGGCGGACTGATGGCCTTCCGTGACCTGTCCGAAGTCCTCGACGCCGGCCTGTCGTTGCCGATCAACGGAAAGACGTACGTCGTTCCGCCGGTCGACGCCGAGACCGGGCTACGGCTACAGCGATTGGCCGAACTCGCCGCGACCGTGGCGCACGCGGTCGAGGCCGGCGAGCAAATCGACACGGTCGCCCTCGATGACGCCGGCGAGATCGACCTCTACCGGGACGCGCTCGGCACCGTGTATGACGAGATGATCGCCGACCGGGTGTCCTGGCCGGCGCTGAAACTCGCTGGCGTAACCGCGTGGCTGGACGCCGCGGTCGGTCGGGAGGCGGCCGAGGCGTACTGGAACGGTGCGGGCTCCCCGGAAGCGCCGGCCGGGAATCGGGCGACCAGGCAGGCGGCCCGATCGACCCGGCAACCGGTATCCGGGAGTGGTACGACCCGCACCCGCACGGCGACGCCGAAGGCGGGCACACCTGGTCGTCGATCCTCGACCACTGGGCGCTGATCGAGGCTGACCTGCACGAGGTGTACGGCATCGACATCGAATCGGGCGTCTTGCGTGCCCGGTCGTGGCGGTGGTTGCGGACCCGGATCACGGGGTTGTTGTCGGGTGAGTCCCGGCTGTCGCGCGCCTTGTCCCCGAACGAACGGCAGTAGCGGGCGGGTTCGGTCGGGGGTGTCTTCGTGGCGCTCACGATCGGCGAGTTGGTCGGCTACCTGCGGGTGGACGACGACGGGTGGCACCGCGGGCTCGCGCGGGCACGGGCCGCGCTGGCCGAGGCGAGCAAGGGCACCGCCGGTGACCTCGGGAACATGGCTGACCAGGTCAGCAGCGCGGGCAACAAGGCCGCCGCGAACCTCGCGCAACTGGCCTTGTCCCTGTCCAAGGTGGCCACTGCGGCGTCGGCGCTGCACGAGGTCAACCTGCTGGTGACCCAACTGTCCGGCGTGATCGGCCTGCTCCCGGCGGCCGGTGCCGCCGCGGTGGCGGGCATGATCGCGCTCAAGGTCGGCATGTCCGGGTTCGGCGACGCGATGAAGAACGCCGGCGACCCGGAGAAGTTCGCCGAGAGTCTCGGCAAGCTCGCGCCGGCCGCGCGTGACACCGCGGTAGCGGCGCGGGACTTGGCGCCGGCGTGGCGGTCGGTCCAACAGTCGGTACAGAACTCCCTGTTCGCAGGTGTCGCGCAAGACGTCCGGACCTTGGGGTCTCGATATCTACCGGTGCTCAAGGTCGGGTTGTCGGGGATCGCGGGCGAGTTCAACACCGCGACCCGCACCACCGCGGGTTTCCTGTCTCAGTCGCGGCAGGTCGGCACGGTCTCGGGGATCTTCGGCAACCTCCGGGCCGCGATCGGTAACACCACCACGGTTGTTCAGCCGTTGGTCTCAATCCTGCTGGACGTGGTGTCGGTCGGGTCGGAGTTCCTGCCGGGCATGACGAAAGGGTTCGGTGACTCGGCACGCGCCGCGGCACAGTTCGTGCAGCACGCTCGGGAAACCGGGAAGCTGCGGGACTGGATCGGGTCCGGGTTGGACACGTTGCACCAGCTCGGGCAGGTCCTGCACAACATCGTCAGTATCGCCAAGACGGTGTTCGACAGCTTGGACACCGGCGGCGCCGGCCTGCTCACCACGCTGGTGAACGTCACCGGCGGAGTCCGTGACTTCCTGAAGTCCGTGCAGGGGCAGGAAGCGTTACAGTCGTTGGCGTCCGTGCTCAGCACAGTGTCCACAGTGACCTCTACCGTGCTGCTGACCGCGCTACGGCAACTCGCCCCGGTGGTGGTCGAGTTGGCGCCCGGGTTCGCCGAGCTGGCCCGTCAGGTCGGCTCGGTCCTGGTGACCGCGCTTCAGTTCGCCGGCCCGTTGCTGCAATCGGTGGCCCGGTTCCTGTCGGACAACGCTGGTTGGCTGGGGCCGCTGGCGATCGGCCTTTATGGTGCGGCCCAAGCCTTCCAGGTGGTCACCGGTGTGATGCGGGTGTTGAGCGCGGTCGCGTCGGTCAACCCGTGGGTGTTGTTGATCACGGCCACGGTCGCGCTCGCCACGCTGGTCGTGTCCCATTGGGACGCGATCAAGGACGCGGTGTCGGCGGCCTGGTCGTGGCTGTCGGATCGGGCGGCCGAGGTGTGGGGCTGGATCGAACGCAACATCGTCGAGCACATCGTCAACGCTGCCCGCTGGGTCGGTGACCGGGTCGGCGACATCCTCGATTTCTTCGGCTGGCTCGCCGCGCTACCTGGGAAGGCCGCCGAGTGGTTCGCCGGCATCGCCCGCTGGGCCGGCGACAAGCTCGCCGACGCGGTGCGGTTCTTCCGTGACCTTCCCGGCAACATCCTGTCCGCCCTCGGGGATCTGGGATCGCTGCTGGTCAACGCCGGACGCGATATCGTGCTCGGCCTGCTGCGCGGGCTGGAGAGCCTGGCCGGTCGGATCTGGGACTGGATCAAGGGAATCGCCCAACGGATCTGGGACGGCATCACCGACTTTTTCGACATCTTCAGTCCCAGCAAGAAAATGGCGTGGGCCGGTCGCATGATCGGCCTCGGTCTCGCCGAGGGCCTGGACGCGATGAACGGCAAGGTCCTCACCGCAGCGGACCAGCTCGCTGCGGCCGGCATGGTCACCGTCCCGGCTCCGGTGATCCGCGCCCCGGCCCTGTCCGCTGTCACCCGCACGCCGGCGGCCACGCCACCACCGCCGGCGACTCCCGTTCTGGTGGGCACGGCGCGGGATGCGTTGGTGCACATCGAGAACTACCACCCACCCGCCGACGCCACCCCCGGACAGGTCGCCAGCGACCTCGATTGGTTGATGCGAGGCGGTGGTCGCTGATGACGGGAGAGTTGATCACCCGCGACCGACAGATCGAGTGGCGCGGCCTCCTGATGGGGGCCGGCACCCGGATCAAGGTCACCGCGGTGACCGGCTGGCTCGACCTGCCCGAACAGCGCGGCAACGACCCCATCCTGACCGGCCGACACGGCACCTACCCCGGACAACGGCTCAGCAGCGGCCGGACCATCACCGCCGACCTGTCCATCACCGCGCCGGCCGAGGAGTTCCCGCGACTGCTCGACACGCTACGGCAGGCGACCGCGCCGGATGAGGACCCGGTCGAGGAACCCCTCGTGATCCGCGTGCGCGGCCAGGCGTGGATGGTGTGGGCACGCTGCACCCGGCGAGCCATCCCGACCGACCGCGCCTTCCTGGTCGGACACACCCGCGCCTCGGTGCAGTGGCAGGCCACCGACCCCCGGCTGTACTCCGTGACCGAACAGACCGCCGAGACCGGGCTACCCGCACCCGCACAAGGCGGGTTGCGGTTCCCGCTGGCCTTCCCGCTCGACTTCGGCCCCGGCCGCACCGGCGGCGAACTGGTCGCCGAGAACCTCGGCCACGTCCCCACCTGGCCGGCATTGGACGTGCTCGGCCCATGCCCAGGACCCGTCATCACGGTCACGTCAGGCGGCAACTGGTGTTCGACCCCGACTTCACCGTGCTCGCTGAGCAAACCATGGTCCTGGACACCGGGTTACGCACGGTCGAGATCAACGGCGTGTCCGTGCGGTCCCGGATGTGGACCCACCAATGGACACCCTTCACCAAGGGCACCAACCGGGTCCGGTTCTCCGCGGCCGGCGGCTTCTATCACCCCGGCGCGCGGCTACGTGCCCGCTGGCGCCACGCCCAACACTGACCCGGAAGGAGGATCTCTGATGCCCGAGCGTCCTTCCTGGGCCGCCATGAACGGCACAACCCCGATCCTGGACGGTGAGTCGTCCCGGCTCGCGCTCGCCGCGCTGTGGACCCCGGCGGGTGCGGTCGCCGCCCGGCCCGGTCGCCGCCCAGCCGCCGGCGACCCGCTACGGGTCACCGCCAGTAGCCCGACCCCGGACACCAAGATCCGGGTCGCGCCCGGTCAGGGTGTGCTCGCGGCGACCCGCGGCCGAGGCGAGTACATCACCACCCTGGACACGGCCAAGTCGATCGACATCCTGACCACTCGACCAGCCGACGGCGCCAACGCACGGTGGGACCTGATCGTGGCCCAACAGACCGACACGTTCTACGGCGACTCGGCGACCAACTATGTGGTGCGGCACGTGGTCGGGACCGCGTCCCAGCAGCCCCGCGACCCCGACGTCGACGGTTCCCCCGACTATCAGGTGCTCGCGCGTATCCGGGTACCGGCGCAGGCGACCGCGATCACCGCGGCCATGATCGATGACCTACGTCCACCGTTCGCGGTCGCGCTCGGCGGCCTGCTCCCGGTCACCGACGCCACCGACCGAGCGAAGATCACCACACCCTACGAGGGGCAACCGATCTACCGGATGGATCGCGACTGGGTCGAGGTCCACGACGGAACCGCGTGGCGGGTGCAGGGCACCGCCGTGTGTTCCTCCACAGCGGACCGAGACGCCGCCATCACCGCCCCCTACCCGGGACAACTCGCGATCACCACCGATCTCGGTATCGCCTGGCAATACCTCGCCGGCGCGTGGAAGGTACCTGGCCCGCTCGGGATCATCGGTGGCCGCGTCATCAGCGGCCTGAACCCGCTCGGTGCCGCGGTCACCACCACCGAGGTAGCACCGACCAACATGGACAGTGGCACCGTGGCACTTCTGCCCAATCGGCACTACCTGATCCACTGCCGCTACAAAGCGGCGTCCAGCGCCGTCGACGAATACTTTCTCTTGCGCATCCGGGAAGGCTCCACGCCTGGTACCGGCGGCAACCAGCTACGCCAGCTCGTCTACAACACGTTGCCCGCAGGCTTCGGCTGCACCCAGGATCTGTTCGCCGACTACGAGACCGGCGCGGCCCCGGCGACCAAGGTGTTCACGCTCACCGCGGCTCGGGTCGGGGGCACCGGGGCACTCCAGTTCCAAGGCGGCGACACCGGATCAACCAACCTGGTGGGTGTCTGGGTCGAGGACAAAGGCCCCGCCGGCAAGCTGACCGCCCTGGCGAGCTGAACCAGCCATGGCCACACCCCTCTACACGTACATGGTCCATGACCTGATCACCAACGCCCCACTCGGCGAACTCCCGTTGACCGGAGTACGGCACACCCACCGGCTCAACGACTCCGGCACCCTCACCGCCACGTTCAACCTCGACACCAAAACCGCCACCCGACGCAGAGTGAAAGACCCCTACGACTGGACCACCCCCGTCACCCGCTGCCTGTACGCCTACCGCGACGAACGCCCGGTATGGGGCGGCATCCTCTGGACCCGCAGATACGACAGCACCACCCGCACCGTCCAACTCGGCGCCGCAGACTGGTGGTCCTACTACGACCACCGCCGCCTACTCCCAGTCCTGCCCGCGAACCCGCCGGTCGACCTGGTGGCACGGCAACAAGTCCAGTACACCAACATCGATCAGAACGAGATCGCCCGCCGGCTCGTGCAGCTCGCGCACGCGCACACCGGCGGCAACATCAATGTTCAGCTCGATGCGTCCCTGTCCGATGTTCGGCGCGATCGGACGTACGCCGGGTACGAGCTGACCACGATCGGCGACGCCCTCCGCAACCTGGCCAACGTGCAGGGCGGACCCGACATGATGTTCGGTGTCGCCACCACCCTCGACCCCCGCGGCCGGCCCATCCGGCAACTCCAGGTCGGCGACCCGTACCTCGGGCAACAGGGCTCAGCGCACGTGTTCGAGACCGGCGGCAACATCACCGGCTACACCTGGCCCACCGACGGCACCCGCTACGCCTCCCGCGCCTTCGCCACCGGCGACGGCGCCGCCGAAGGAATGCCCATCGCCGTCGCCGAAGACCACGACCGCTACCCCCACGGATGGCCACTGACCGAGATCGAGCAGGGCTACAGCGCAGTCACCGACCCCGACACCCTGCAACAACACGCCGACGCCGACCAACGCGTCGCCCGGCTCCCGGTCGTCCTACCCACCCTGACCGTCCGCGGCGACCTACACCCCACCGTCGGCGAATGGGCAGTCGGCGACGACGCCCGAGTCGAAATCGACGACGACTTCATGGTCGACGGCATCTCCACCTCGATGCGGATAGTCGCCGACGAGATCGCGCCCGGCGACGACACCGAAGTCGTCACCCTCACTATGGCGCCCCTACTCGACGACGTCGCCTAACTCCTGGAGGTGTGTTGTGGGGCAAGTGAACCAGCCTTCAAACCTGCTCGACCGGATCATCCGGATCGAGAAACGCGTCGAGGACATCTGGAAGAAAGTCGGGCTCGCTTCGGCCGTCATCCGCCGCGGCGGGCTGACCCTGCTGGATGACGCCTACCTGAGAATGGTGGACGACAACAACACCGAAATCGTCTACATCGGACCTGACCAGGACGGCAAACAGATCATCCGGATACGCCGCGACAGTGGCGCCGACGTCCTGTTCACCTACACCGCCGGCGGCCGACAGTTCTGGGCGCTCACCGACAACGCCCGGCAGATCGTCGTCAGCGACGACGCCGTGTCCGGCCAAGGCATCGCCCGTCCCTGGCTACCCATCCCGGTGCAGACCAGCAGATACGACCACCTGCCCAGTACACCGCTGACCGACTGGGACCAGCTTCAGAACACCGGATACCGACCCAAACAACACCCGCTCTGGAGCGTCTTGATCAAGCACTGCACCACCGCGCCGGATACCAAGGGCGAGGTGCGACTCGTGCTCGACGGCGTCCAGGTCGGCACGACCATCCCGGTCGAGTACTACAACACGTGGGCCGGCGTCGGCCCGTTCCCAGTACCTGGCACGCACATGTCAGCACACATCCTTGAACTTCAAGCCCGCCGTACAGCCGGCACCGGCCGCGTCGGCGCCAGCATGGCAGTTGAAGGACTTCAGTCGTGACCCCACAGGAAGCCGAAGCCCTCGCCAACGCCCCCACCCTCGACCTGTCCGAATCCCCAGTCGACACCGGCCCGGACACACCCCCGACCAGCGCACCCCGCCGACCGCCACCCGCGCCGCTGCTGCCCGGGGAAACCCAGACTCCCGACGGCGGGGTCGTACTCAGCGCGACCTAGTCGGTTGATCCGGCCGCCAATCCTCACAAGGAACCGGCGTACTCCCCGGCACCCCACACAGATGCGTCGGTCTCGGTGGCGGTTGATTCACCGGGGGTTCCTGGCTCGTGGACTCCGAACCTGACCGCCCGGCCGGCGGCTGACCACCGTTCCCACCCCCACCGCCGGCATCACCCGAACCACCACGCGCCACACCGGATGTCGCCGGTCGCCCGCCCGTGTCACCAGCAGGACCACCGACACCCGCCGACGAACCGCCCAGGGTTGTCGCCGACGCCGGACCCGACGCTGCCGGCGTGATGCTCGGCGAGGTCGCCGTCGGGTCGACCTGCGGCAGGTCCACCACCTGACCCGCAGGGGTCGGCGAGGCCGGACCGCCGCCGGTCGTGAACGCGGCAACCGCCGTCACTGCCGCCGCGGCCACCACCAGCACCCCGCCCGCGAGCGCGTTGCGCGGCATTCGGTCCCAGAGTTTCACCCAATCCCCCTAACAGCACACACGGCGCACCACGGGACATATCGCCACACCCTGTCGATGCGTAACAAGCCGCTGCCCACCCTCGTGGAGAAATCTCGTGGATATCGCGTTGATCTGCGCCGGCACCATCGCCGCCCTCGGCGCAATCACCGCTCTGACAAAGGCGATCGCCCGCCTACTGCGCCTCCTGCGCAAGCTCGGCCACCTCGCCGACGACCTGTTCGGCGAACCCGCCCGCGACGGCGTGCCCGCCCGCCCCGGAGTCATGCATCGCTTGCACGACATCGAAACCAACGCGCGTGACATCGCCCACCGGCTCGACGCGATCGAGGCCGAACTACGCCCCAACTCCGGCGCCTCACTCCGCGACGCCGTCGACCGCGTCGAGCACCACCTCGACCCCACCCACCCGCAACACCCACCAGAGAGGAACACATGACCACACCCGACACCCCGAACACCGACACGACCGCAGTGTTCGACGACACCACCACACCAGCCCCCACCGACGTGACCCCGTTCGCCGGCAGTGAGGACGACAACCCGGAAACCCACATGAGCAACCAGGAAGTGACCGCATGAGCTACCGCCTTGCCCGATGTCTGGCCGTGTTCCGCGACGAGGTCAACAACCGATGGCCCGGCCGCGACAAGTCCTCCGACGGATGGATCGGCGACGCCGCCCACGCCACCCGACAGTCCGACCACAACCCCTGGGTCCACGACAACAACGGCGTGGGAGTCGTCCGCGCCTACGACATCGACGCCGGCCCCGGAGACAACACCGACATCGGACTGTGGCTCGCCGATCACGTCCGCACGCTCGGCGCGTCTGGACATCCGGCACTGCGCAACGGGTCCTATGTCATCTCCGCCCGCCGGATCGCCTCTCCCTCCTCCGGGTGGCAGTGGCGCGCGTACACCGGATCGAACCCGCACATCAGCCACACCCACGTGTCAGTCTCGCTGGACCAAGCCGGCTACGACGCCACCCAGGGATGGGCCATCACCGGCGGCCCCGGCCCAGACCCGGGCGGACGGCCCACCATCCGGCGCGGCTCCATCGGCGACGCAGTGCGGGAACTTCAACGGATCCTGAACGCCTGGTACCCATCCCTGCCGCCCCTTGTGGTCGACGGCGACTTCGGACCGAAGACCGACGAACGCGTGCGCTACATGCAGCAACGCGCCGGGCTCGCCGTCGACGGCATCGTCGGACCCCAAACCTGGGGCCGGCTCCTCAGCGGATGACCCGCCAACACCTGCTCCTCGCGGCGCTCGGCCTGGCCCTCGTCGCACTCGCCCGCCACGCCTGGCAACGACTCGGCGACATCGAGGCCGAACTCAACGCAGCCGAGCAGGAACTCGCCGAACGGGACTAGAACATTCGTTCGACTGTCCCCAAGTTGTCCCCACCCTGTGGACAACGACCCCGACCTATGGAGAAGTGATCAATGTCTGACCAACTCGTCGGTTGGCTGCGGACCGTCGTCCCGGCCACCTGGTCTGCGTTCGTGACCTGGCTCGCGACCCTCGCGGTTCCGAACACCATCACCGGTCCGCTTGGCCAGGCCGGCGAACTCGTCGTCGCGCCGATCGTGATCGCCATCGTGTATCCACTCCTTCGAGCGGTCGAGGCACACCTGCCCGACTGGCTCACCCGGGTCCTGCTCGGCTCGTGCAAGGTCCCGACCTACCGCAAACCCGACACCCCGTAAGACGACGTCGCCCCCGCACCTCACCAAGGGGTGCGGGGGCCGCTCGTCGCGTTCGGAGCTAGAGCAGGTCACGCGCGTGCGCCGCGAGCGGCTCAGCCAGGTCGGGGTAGTCGCCGCGATCGGTCCGGCGCAGTAGTCGCGCGACGACGTACAGCTGCGCCAAGCGTCCCGCGCTCGTGTCGAGGATGTCGGCAAACGTGGTGCGCACCCGCTCGGCAATGTCGGGTACCAGCAAGCTGTAGCACAGCAAGGTCGCCGCATCGGTTCCCGCCGGGCCGGTCCCCCACAATTCCCAATCGAGCAGTCCGAACCGGTGCCCGAACAGGTTCGCCCAATGCACGTCGCCGTGCACGGTCTCCCACTCCGTCACAGTCGGGTCGACCGAGTCGCCGAATCGCTGCCCGACGCGGTCGGCCAACTTCTCCTGGTCGGTATTCACCCGTCGGGTCGGTGTTGCCGCAACGGTCGTTATCGTTCGGCGCAGCTCAGTCCACCACTCGGCAGGCAGGTCAACGACGGTGCGCAACGCGTCAGTCGGCGAGCAGGGATGGCCTGGAACACGGGTCATGACCTCGGCGCGTTGCTGGCGCCATTCTTCCCACTCGTACACGTCGAGAACTCGGGGTTTGGCTATGTCGGTGAAGATGTTCGCGTCGAGGTTCCCAGTCCAGAAGTCTCCGCCTATCCACTTTCGGTCCTCGGACACGACTCGTAACCAGTATTGATCGCCGTCCTTGCTGACCGGTGCGCTGATGGAACGGCCGATCCATCCGTGCAGTGGCTCGCCGGTGACTGTCAGTCTAAAATGTTCCGCGGCACGATGGAGATTCGCGTGCATCCATTCCGCGAACCGGGCGTCGGCCTCGCTCGTGTCAGTCATCACCGGTCACCCTTGTGTAACGTATCGCAAATAAGCAGTAGGGTTGTTCATATAGCGGCGCCAGTGGTCCACGAGGGCGAGATCTTCCCATGTGGTACGGCGAAAACCGTGGTCACCGACTTCGATGATGTCAGCGCCAGGCGTAGCGGCCAGGATCGGCGAATGGGTCGCGCAGATCACTTGCGCTCCGGACTCGCCGAGTCGGTACATGAGATCAACCAGCCGTAGGCACGACTGGAAAGACAGGGCCGCTTCGGGCTCATCCATGACATAGAAACCAGGCTCTCTGAACATCGCCTCGAAGACCGCGAGGAACCCCTCGCCGTGGCTCATCTCGCTGGTATTCTCGTCCCAATAGCCGGCCATACTGCTCACAGTTTCCATGAAACCAAAGGCGGTCTCCGCACGGAGGAAGTAGCCTTTGCGTTTGTGGCGTGATCCTCCGCGCTGACGGGCTCCTGCTGATGTGGACTCCAGACGGAGAATTTCACCAAGCGGCGTCTTAGGGCGGTCGTTGCCGTACTTCCGCCCCGCTCGCCCGCCGCGCGCATCCAAACCCCAAGCCTCGGCAAACGCCTCGACAAGGGTCGACTTGCCCGAGCCGTTCTCTCCGACCAGCATCGTCACCGGTCGCTCGAACGTCATGTCTTCCTCGACTAGTTGAGCGACACAAGGCACGCTCAGCGGCCACGGTCGATCCTCTGGCGGGTCGTCCGGCAACAGCTCCTCAGGAATGCGCGCGCGACGGACAAGCATCAAACGACCTCAATCAGTACTCGGTGGGTACGCACGCGCCGACGGGTGTGCAGTTATTCATAGGTTCGCATGCCGGACCACAGGACGGGCCGCACTGCGGATCACACATCCTAGGCACGCATACGGCGCCTTCCGGCAGGCGCGGACCGAACTGCGCGGCAAGCCTCATCGATGTCTCAGCCATCGGCGGCCCGGTCAGGATGTCGGTGAGTGAGTCGTGCCGGACATTGCCGACCGGTAGCCATCGCGAGAAGACGCACGGCCACACCGAACCATCAGACGCAACCGCGACCTTGCCTCGGCCACAGTGCCCGCACAGTTGGGACAGGTCCGGCGACGAGGTCCGCACGCCGCGCCCGACCTGTCGCAAACGGTCGACACGTACCTCGCCTGTGACCCCGAGCGCGGCAAGCTCGGCACGTGCCCCCTCGACGCGTTGCCCGTCCGACATGTCGATTAGGCCGACGCGCAGCGGGATCGAGCGGCGCACTGCCTCGGCAATGTTCGCCTTGGTCCGCGTGTAGCTGCCGCGGCCCTTGGTGATGGACTCGTGCTGGTCGGCCCCGTCGGCGTAGTAGCTCGTAGCAAGCTGCACGCCCGGCTGCGCGAACACGTCCCAGAGTTGCGGCGACACGTGCACAAGGTTACTGAACACCTCGACTTGCAGCCTGCGGCCAAGAGCGTGCCCGACCAGGTCAGGCAAGCCACGGTGCAGCGTTGGCTCGCCGCCGATGAACTGCACCATGCTGGTTCCCAAGCCGGCAGCCTGATCAATCACGCTTGACCAGTCCTCCAACGTCATCACACCGTCTGTGCCAGACGCCCCAGAGTCCGCATAGCAGTGTTCGCATGCCAATTGACATTTCCCGGTAATCTCCAACCACACGAACGACAAATCTCGCACGCGTCGCCTCCTAAATTCGCCGACCGACATGGAATCAAACATGGCAGAGGATCATGTGGGCCGCACACCGCTGAACGCGCGAACGCGCCAGCAACCCAATCACATGGCGTTCTCGTACGTGTTCGTAGTACGACGAAACGACATAGCCTCAAACTGATCACATAACCTGTCGATGCCCCTCGAACGGTTAATACCTCCCTCTTCTTCTTGAGTTTCAAACCATCCAATTCGCCCGAAGTCAGCCGTTGTCGCCTCACCCAGCAAGAAAGGTTCAACTGCACGAGCTTGAACGTACGGACGAACGATGGGCTGCTCGTCGTCATCGCTCCATGCATTACTAATTTGACGAGTATCGTAGCCACTCACAAGTCTTGGCCCCATTATCAGACCCGGCATCGAGGCAGTCGCCTCACCAACATCCAGAAGATTGCTCGCGATAAATCCGCGCGAATGTCGACCGGCAAACTCCGCGAGAGCGTCCTGATGCGACATCCGCCGCCCAGTTCGGGTATCCATCAGGACGCACACGCCAATCACCAGAAGCGCGATAACCCCGACCGATATCAGTAACACCGTACCGGCGACGCTTTCGACATCCCGCACTGCCTCGGCAAAACCAAGGGTTCGCATCTACCTCCACATCCTCTCAAGAACGTCCCCCTCCAGTGATATGGCCGTGCGAATCACCAAGTATCCGTCTCGACTATTGAGTCGTGCCTGACCGCTTCTACCTGTGCAGACAGCTGAAGGAGTCCCTCAGTTCGCAACGACATGACCACCTGCTCCCGCCGGAATGCAGCGGCAGCAATGGAATTACAAACCCGCACTTCCAAATCACTGCCGCGAAATGCACGCAGTATGGTTCCTTGCGCCCGCACTTAGGGCACGGATAAGGCGGCCTCCTCACTGTATTCAGGCAGATGCCGACAAGCTCACGATCTACGGGATCTACTGCACGCACAAAACCGTCCACATATTCTCAGCGCTTTTACACCAGCTTTTCGATTTCCAACCCAATCAAAGAGTCGGCCAACCTCATAGACGTACATACTCCTTGCAACAAAGCAATCGGAGCGTCCTGTTGCCGGAGTCGATCTATCGCAATGGGAAGTAATGTGCCACACAATCGTTCAAGAGTGTCCGCAAGGTCGCTTCTATGCGCATCACTTCGAAGGCAATGTGCCGATCGCAGATCCGACGTGTCACTCACGGCGTGACTTCGTGGGACGTGGCGAGCACGGGCGTCTCGGGGGGTGGACAACCCGCACCCGCCACGAACTTGTGTGGACCGTCAGCACGCACGAGAGCGCGCCGCCGGGAATGGTCACGCTCGCGGGCGGACGCTTGAAGGTCAGCGACCTCGGCCACGATGGCAGCGAACCGGGCACGATGCCGGCGGACGTGACGCACGTACCCGACGATCGCGGACATAAGCGCGTACAACGCTATGGCGCCCAACGGGGCGAACATCATCGTCTCTGTAGCCATGTTGTCACCTCCGGTAGCGAGAGGTGACGCTACGTGCGATACCGGGGCTGAAAGAACAAATCAAGGACAAAACCGCCGTTCACCCCAGCGCGGTACCGTGGAAGCGCCCAACTACCGGCCATGAGGCAGGTTTGACGATGCCCGCTGAGGACCAACAACCGGACGGCATCGGCCGCCGGGTGAAGGCTGCCCGCCAACTTGCCGGCTGGACGCAAGACAAGCTCGCACGCGAGGCACACGTCAGCTTGAGCCTGGTCAAGCAGGTAGAACAGGGCAGGGTGCCCGCCTCACCGGCGTTTACGGACGCCGTCGCCGTCGCCCTCAAGTCCAGTTCGACGAAGTTGAAAGGCCAGCCGTACGAGGATGACAGCCGGCCGAGCCACCGGGTGCATTCAGGTATTGCAGCCCTGCGTCGCGAGGTCGCGTCCTACCGTCTGCCACCGGAGGACACACCTCCGCGTTCCCTCGCGCGGCTGACCGCAGCGGTTGCCGACGTGTCGCGACTACGCCACCGAGCGAAGCTCGACAAGCTCGGCGATGAACTGCCTACGCTGCTCGCAGAACTGCGAGCAGCCACTCATCACACCAAAAGCCCCGACCGCGAACGCTTGTTCGGCTTGCTCGCCGAGGCGTATGCCGCGGCTGGTCAAGTTGCGTACAAGCTCGGCTACGCGGACTTGTCCGCGCTCACGACCGAACGCGTCGAGTGGGCTGCCCGCCAATCCGGCGACCCGCTCGCGGGAGCTGCTGCCGACTTCTACATCGCCGGCGAGCTAATCGTCAACGCTGAGTGGCGAGGCGCGTTGAACTACCTCGAACAGGCGCGCCACCAGATCGAGGATGAACTGCGTACCGTGGACAACGAGGCCGCCCTCGCGATGCACGGAGTACTCCATCTGAAATCTGGCCTTGCTGCTGCTAGGGCTGGAGATGCCGACGCTGCCGACGCGCACCTCGCCGAGGCACGGGACGCAGCCCAATGGGTGACGCCCGGTAGTGATCACTATCGTCTCGCGTTCGACATTGACTCCGTCAACATCTGGTCAGTTGGCTTGGCCGTCGAGCGCCAGGACGGCACCGAGGCCGTCAAGCGAGCCCAAGGGCTACGGTTCAATCGAACCGCGCCACGCGAACGGGTCGGACATCACTGGATCGACCTCGCGCGCGCCTATCAGCTTCATGGAGACCGCGACCGAGCCTTGGCCACGCTGCTACGGGCGAAGAGGACAGCACCTCAGCAGATGCGTTACCACCCGCAAGTGCGGGAAACGCTGGTCACGTTGGCTGAACACGACCGCCGACGCTCCGACACGCTAGCCGGGTTGGCAAGTTGGGCAGGCATTCGACTCTGATTCCACGGTCGGCCAGATCACATGAATGGGCCGAAGTGGCCACCGTGGTGCTCGGCGGCCACTAGGGCACACGACCGCTCGTTAGGGCACACCACACCTACGTCGCGCTCTGGCGCTTAGTAGCGCGAGGCGCGAGAAGTGTGCCTTCTTGGCGGATTCGGCCCGTCGGGCACGCTCCTCAGGCGGAAGGACCCCGTCAGGGTCGACCTGTCGCTCGAAGCGTTCGAGCGCCGCTCGCCGTGCCGCCGCGGTCCGGGCCATCCGGTCCGCGGTGTTGGCCCACGATGCATGTGCGGCGGCCGAGGCGCGCAGGTGACGCTGTGCGGGGGTGAGGTTGGTCGATGCAGCCATACCCCAAGCACAGCGCCCCCGTGTCACCCGATCAGGCGATGAGCGAGTCGGCCGGCGACAGGCGCTCGTGCTCGTCGAGGGCCCGCTGCACTTCGGCTTGCTTGCCGTAATGGCGCGGCATCTTGGTAGAGGACCACCCGGCAATGATCATGAGCCCGTGCTCGCTGCCGCCGGCTTGCTTCCACCTGTGGGTGAAGTCGTGCCGGAAACGGTGAGCGTGCAGGGAGTCTGACACCTTCGCCTGCCGACCACGCCGGTTCAACATGTGCTTGATCCCGTCGACACAGAGCGGCTTGTCGACCCGGCGGGACAGCCACAGCCCGCTACAGGACTCCGCGAGCGGATGCTTAGCCCGAGCCTTCAGGTAGCGCGCCAGGGCCAGACCAGTGCTCGCCCCGAACCGCACCCACCGTTCCTTGTTGCCTTTGCCGCAGATCTTCAACCGCTTCGTCGTGAGGTCGACGTCACGGGCGTCTATCGAATGCAGCTCGGACACCCGCATTCCGGTGTCGATGAACAGCAGCACAATCGCCGTGTCGCGCAGGTCGGCAAGACTCTTGCCGGAGCAGGTCAAGAGCACCGCGGCGTGCTCCTCGTCGCTCAACAGTGGCGTGATCTTCTCCGGGACGTTCGGCGGCTCCGTCTCGTCCATCGGGTTCCCGGTCTTGATCTCCTTCCGCTTGACCAGCCACGCGAAGTACACCCGTAGGTTCCGGTAGTGGTGCGCACCGTTGGCCGCCGACGTGGCCTCGATGATGTCCACGATGAAGTCGTCGACGTGGTGTGCCTCGACGTCGGCCGGCTCGACGTCGTGCCCTTGGTCACTGAGCCACTCGGCCCACCGCCGAGCGGTGTAGAGGTAGCCACGTTCCGTGTTCGTCGACAGCGCCTTCGCCCTGATGGTCTTACGCCACCGCTCGGCCAACATGCTCCACACCGCAGCATTGGTACAGGTCTCGCCCAT